TCGCCGCATCGAATATCAATCGAAGGCGGTCGACGCCTACAGCACCGCCACCTACCACCAGGTGGAAACCGGCATCGGCTACGTGCGCGTGGAAACCGACTATGTCAGCGATGACAGTGATGACCTCGACCTGTTCATCCGCCGCATTGGCGATCCGCGCACCGTCTACCTCGATCCCGATTGCCAACAATACGACAAATCCGATGCTAATTTTGGTTTCGTGTTCGAGGACATCCCGCGCGATCGCTACGAGGCGGAATATGGCAAGGTGGATATTGTCGCCCCGACGGCGCTCGATCACAGCGACGGGTGGAACGACAAGGATCATGTGCGGGTTGCGGAATATTGGCGGCGAGTGATCAGCAGCTATAAGCGACACCGGCTCAGCGACGGCACGGTGGTGCGTGACAGCGATATCCCCGATGAGCTGCGCGAGCAGGTCGAGCCGATGATCGCCAAGACGCGCGAGGTGCAAAGCCATAAAATTGAATGGTTCAAGATTGCCGGCGACGAGATCATCGATCGCGAGAAGTGGCTCGGCAAATATATCCCGATCGTGCCGTTCATCGGCGAGGAGACGACGATCGACGGGGTGATGGACCGCAAGGGGCACACGAGAAGTCAGATCGACGCGCAGCGCATCTACAATTACTGGTCGTCTGCCGCCGTCGAGCAGGTGGCGTTGCAGACCAAGTCCCCCTACGTGGCGCGCGCCGATGCGATCGAGGGGCGGGAAAAGCAGTGGGATACCGCCAACGTCAAGAACTGGTCGGTGCTGCTCTATAATGGGATCGACGAGCAGGGGAACGCGATCCCACCACCGGCCCGCGAGCCACCGCCGCAGATGGCGCAGGCCTACATCGCGGGCATGCAGATCGCGCGTCAGGACTTGATGGCGGTCACCGGCCAGTATCAGGCCGAGCTCGGGATGCCAAGTAACGAGCGAAGTGGAGTTGCAATACAGCAAAGACAAAGACAAGGTGATACCGCTACTTATCACTACATAGATAATCAAAGCAAAGCTATACGCCAAGTCGGTAGAATACTACTCGATCTAATCCCCAAGATTTACGACACGCCGCGCCTGGTCAAGATCATGGGCTACGACAACAGTGAGAGCACTGTGCGGGTGGACCCGTCCGCGCAGGATGCGCACCAGCATGTCGACCCCACCAACGGCGCGCCCCTCAATTCCGCCCAGGCGCAGGCGATGCGTTCGGACCCGGATCAGCCGAACCCGGCGATCGTGTTTAATCCCTCGGTCGGCGAGTATGACGTCGAGGCGGATGTCGGCCCGGCCTACGGCACCCAGCGCGAAGAAGCCGCCAACGCCTTCGCCATGATCATGCAGCAGAACCCCGACGCGTTCGCCATCGTTGGCGATTTCTGGGCGCAGAACTCCGACTTCCCGGGCGCCGACGAGCTCGCGGACAGGCTCAAGCGCGGGCTGCCGCCGCAATATCAATCCGGCGTTGATCCGCAGGTGGTGCAGGTCAAGCAGGCGGCGCAGGCGATGCAACAGCACGCGCAGCAGCTGCTCGGCCAGGCCGACCAGGAGATTGCCGCGCTGAAACAACAGCTGGCCAAACAATCCCTGCAGCTCACCGACAAATCCGCCAGCACCGCCATCGACGACTACAAGGCCGAGACCGATCGTCTCAAAGCGGTGGGCCAAATTGACCCGCATAGCCTGCAGATCATCGTGCGGCAGATCGTCGAGGACATGCTGCAGACGGACCTCGAGCCGATGCTGCACCGGCACGCCGACATCCAGGGCACTCTGGCGGCCCGCATGGCCCCGCCAGAGCCGGCAGAGGGGGAGGGTGGGGCGTCGGCACCCCAGCCGGCTGCACCGGCTCCAGTGCCCACCCCAGCCCCGGCAATGGCGTCATGAGCGGTGACCAGCTTGAAAACCAGCGGCTTGAGATTGAGCGGCTGCGCGACCGCATCGTCGAGCTGGAGGCCGAGCTGGCGCTGCTGCGCGGCAGCCTGGCGCAGCCGACCTCCGAGACCCTGACGGAATACACCCACGACGTTCCACCGGACGCACCGCGATGAGCGAAACCAACACCCTCACCGATCCACAACCCAACGCCCCGTCGGTAGACCCCCCGGCACCGGCTCCGGAGCCGGAACCTGCGCCCGAGCCAGCGCCGGCAGAGCAGACCGCCGAGGAAAAGCATGCCGAGGAGGAGAAACCCCGCCCTGGCGATCGCCGGTTCGCGGTCCTCACTGCCAAGCTGAGTGCCGCCGAGCGCGTGCAGGCGCAGCAGGCGGCGCAGCTCGAGTATTTTCGCTCGCAGCAGCTGCAGCAGCCGCCGCGCGAGGAGACGGCCGAGCAGGCTCAGGAACGCATCGTGGCGCAAATCCGCGCCCAGGAGGCGGCGAAGCTGCGCGCCGAGCAGTTTCACCGGGAGGGATCGAAGGCGTTTCCCGACTGGCAGCAGCGCTGTGGTGATTTGATGGCCATGGGCGCGGATGCCTCTTTCGCAGCGCTGCTGGTCGAGATGCCCGACGGGGTCAAGGTCGCGGCAGCGCTCGCGGGTGAGCCCGAGGAGGTCGAGCGCATCGCCGGCCTCACCACCGAACGCGGTCGGGCGATAGCGCTGGGCAAATTCGCGGCCAAGCTGGAGCAGGGCAATGGCGCCGCGCGGGCGCCCGTGCCGGTCACCAAGGCTCCCGCGCCGATCCGTCCGGTTACCGGGCGGGCGAGCCCGCAATTCGACGAATACCGCGCGAGTGCCCAGGAGCTGGTCGACCACTATTTGAAACCGACGCCGATCTCCGTGCGGAGATAGGCGGGTCGCCTTCGCGGGAGGCGTTAAAGCCCGCTGCGGATACCCCCATGGTGGTCGCGTAACACCTAAAACTGCGCTGCACCGTGTCCAAGCCCGCGTCGCTGCGGCTTTTGTTTCTCCGCGACAACGGATCACCAGGCGCTCTTGAAAGGAAGCGCCTCCCGCAACTCCGTTGTCATGGAGGCCAATGTGCCCGCGACAAACACCCTTCTCACCATCAACATGATCACCGCCAAGGCGTTGGCGATCCTGCACCAGAAGCTCAACATCATCGGCGCCGTGAACAGGCAATACGATGAGAGCTTCGCTAACAGCGGAGCTAAGATTGGCAGCACGCTCCGCATCCGCGTCCCAGTGCAATACACCGTTTCCACCACCCCGGCGCTCAGCCTGCAGAACACGGTGGAAACCTACGTCAGCCTGCCGATCACCAACCAGTATCATGTCGACTTCAGCTTTTCGTCGGCTGAACTCACCCTCTCCATTGACGACTTCACGGCTCGCTACATCGAGCCGGCGATCGCGGTGCTGGCGGCACAGATCGAGAGCACGTTTGTGAGCCAGATGTGGCCGACCGTTTGGAATATGGTCGGCACCGCTGGCAGCCCGCAGGTGTTCAAAACCGTGCTGCAGGCCCGCAAGCTGCTGCTCGACAATCTGACGCCGCAATCAAAGCAGTGGCTGCTGCGCATCAACACCCAGGACAACGTCGACCTCGTCGACAGCCTCAAGGGCCTGTTCCAGCAGAGCACGCAGATCGCCCGGCAATACACCGACGGCGTGATGGGCCTCGCTGGCGGGTTTGAATGGGCTGAGAACACCCACCTGACCACGCAGACGCGCGGCGCGGAAAACACCGCTTACATCACAACCACCACCAGCAACCAGAATACCGGCGGCACGCTGGCGGTTACCGCCGGGGCGGGCGCGGGAAACGCCGGCGACGTGTTCACGATCGCGGGCGTCTATCGTGTGCATCCGGAAACGAAGATCAGCAGCGGCGTCCTGCAACAGTTCGTGCTGACGGGGGCCTACACGGGTGGCGCTGGTAACATGAGCATTGCCCCGGCCATCAACGCGGTTGTCGGCAGCCCGCAGCAGAATGTGTCTATTCCGGCCCCCGGCGCTGGCCAGGCGCTGACGTTCGCCGGCACGCTGTCGGGAACAACCGGGTTGTCATTGGCCTTCCACCCAGACGCTTTTACGTTCGCCACAGCCGATCTTGTCATGCCGGGCGGTGTCGATATGGCATCACGGGTGGTAAAGGACGGTATATCAATGCGAGCAGTAAGACAATATGCAATTTCCGATGACACGTTTCCAATCCGTATTGATGTGCTTTGGGGCTGCGCTGCGCTCCGCCCGCAATTGGCGGTCAGATTGGCCGCTAACTAGCTGATATTGCTAGATATCTTATGACGATAATATCCTACACGTTAGACTGGAACCATATCGAGTAAAGGAGACCGCCATGTATAACGACAACAGAGGCCCGCAGGACAACATCGGCGCGTCGCCCTACGCGTCTGGGCCGCAGATGTTCGATCCCACGCTAGCGACTACCGGCGGCGGGCAGTCGTTCGCTAACGGCCTCACTGCCACGGCGGGTGGCACGCGAGCGGCTGCCCTTCCCCTCCGGGCCGGCATTAATCGCATTGCGACGTGCGCCACGGCGGCCGATAGCGTCGCGCTGCCTCCGGCTGTCGGGGGGCAGGAAGTCTCGGTCATCAATAGCGGGACCGCATCGGCGCAGGTGTTTGCGGCAGTCAGCACCTCTGACACGATCAACGGAGTGATCGCTGCAACGGGCATTGCGCTGGCATCCGGGGGTAAGGCGCAGTTCATTTCGCCTGCGCCTGGTGTGTGGTTCAGCATCCTGAGCGCTTGACCTTTGCCGGGGCGGGAGACGCCCCTCTCGTAACCGAACCAGCGTGTGGCCGCCGAGCGCTTCCCCCGGCAATTCGGCGGCAACTCCTTGATAGGCTGACAATCGATGACGATCGCTAACGACATTCTGTTCCTGGCGTTGCGCAACGGCGGCATCACCGGCATCGGACAGATACCGAGCGCCGCCGACATCAACGACAGTTTTGTTGTTCTTAACGCCTGGATTGAAGAACTAAATCTTGAGCGGCGTGTTGCAGTAAATCCAGTTATTCTGCCGACATTTCCTGACTTGACAACGGATGTTATTTTTTGGGATCCGTTCCGCCATGTGCTGTTGACCTCGATGTCGGTGCGCCTGCGGCAGATTTACGCGCTGCCGCCGGTCGACATCGATGTGCAGCTGGCCCTGAGCGCCCTGGCGGCGTTCCAGGCGATCAACCTGCAGCAGATACCCGTCAACCCCGCCATCGACCCCAGCACGCCCCTGGGGCTCATCTGGCTGGCGCTGCGCGCTGCTGGCCGGCTGACGGACAAGCAGCAGGTGGACCCGGCCAGCCAGGACGTCACCGACGCGCAGCTGCTCATGCTGGAGATGGTCGATGAGTGGGACCGCGAGCGTGATGTGCGCGTCATCCCCGGTGATCTCCCTGATTTGCGCAACCTGACCACGCCGATCACCGGCACATTCGTGCACGGGATGCGCAATGCGATCTCCCTCAACCTGGCGACGCGCCTGCGTGACCTCTGGGGGCAAGAGGTACCGCCCACCCTGCAGACCCGTGCCGATCGTGCCTTGCAACTCTTGCAGGCAGTCAACGCGCAGCAGATTGACCCTCTGGCGCCTGGCGTGCCGGCGACCGTGCGGCAAGCCTGCGTGCTGGCTCTGCGCCTGGCCGGGCGCATCAATGATCAGCAGCGGGTGTCCGACACCTCCACCGACATGAACGACGCGCTGAGCCTCCTGGTGATGATGTTGGGGCAGTGGCAGCGCAAGCGATGGCTGGTCTGGAACGAGGCCGAAACGGCGAAAGTGTCGACTGGCAACCAATGGTATTCGGTCGCCCCCGGCGGCGATTTCGACATGCCACGCCCCGACAAGTTGCACGGTGGCTTCTGCCGGATGAAACCGTTCGGCGGCCCCAACCCGGTTGACCTTCACCTCTCGATTATTGAGAGCAAAGAAGACTGGGCCAAGATCACGATCAAGGACCTGAAGAGCCTACCTGAGGCGCTGTTCTACGACAGCGCCTTTCCTGTGGGGCGCGTGACGTTTTACCCGGTGCCGCCGGCCAACGACTATGAGCTGCACATCTTCACCAAGGCGCAGCTGCCGGTTTACGTCTCCCTCACCGATCAGTTGCTGGTGCCGCCCGAGTATCTCGACGCGATCGTTAACAATCTCGCCCTGCGCCTGCCTGGCGCGCAGATCACGCCGCTCCTGCTCGGCCAGGCGCGCGCGTCGCTGGAGACGATCCGGATGGCGAACGCCCAGGTCTCGGTCCTGTCGCTGCCCAGCATCCTGGGCGGGCGCGGCGGCGACGTTTCGAGCTGGAGCGGGCGCGGGCTCAATCGTGCGTGGATCGTCGGCGGTAACAGCGTGCTGAGCTAGGGAGAATTCATCGTGGTGCAGTCGATTTCGCCGCCGTTCACGCCGCACTACCCGTGGCTGCAGGGCGAGCCGCTGTTCGCGAATGAATTGAATGCTGCAATCGCCAACGCTGGGCACGGCGCCGGTATTCGCATCACCGATTGGATACCGGGCGGCCAGCCGGACGGCGTGACTGACCTCTCGCTTTATTTCCAGGAGGCGATCGACAACGCGGCCAATGCTGATCCGACAAATCGAGCGGCAGCGCCGGGCCTGTCGGCGCTCATAGTCCCTGCCAATTCGCTGCCCTACATCATCGGCTCACCGGGGCTCGTTATCCCGTCGCACAGCCACATCATCATCGAGACCGGCGCGACGCTGAAAATCGCTAATGGCGCGAATGCCAGCATGCTGGCGTTTGTGGATGGTGCAACGAATGTCCTGATCGAGCTGCGTGGCTCGCTCGATGGCAATGCCGGCAATCAGACGTTTGATACCGGCGGAACAGGCGTTGCCTCGGGGGGCATCGTCAGCCTCGGGATTTGTAGCAATATCCTGATCGATGGCAGCAATCGCCAGGGGCTAATCACCAATTTTTGGAATTGGCCGGTAAATATTGTTAAGGCAACCAACGTCGAGGTGCGCGGCGTTCAGCTAACCAACAGCGGCAACTCTTGCGAGTTCGCTGGCATCAGCACGCGCGTCAATGTCATCAGCGGCAGCTACAATGCAGGCAGCGGCGCGCTGTCGCTGACGACTGATGTTGCGCACAATATCGCTGCGGGCCAAACATTTACCTATGCGGCAGCGGCTACGCCTCAAGCATTTTTGCAAGGCGAGTTTATTGCAACGTCGGTGACACCAACGACGGTCAACGCCACGATCCGAACCGGGCAACCCGGCACCGGGAGCTGGAGTGGAGCCGCTGGTACACAGGGTCGCGTTGGCACATGCACGCGCTGCTACAATGTCGGGTTCGTAAACTGCTTCTATCGCGACATTCGTGATATTCCTCTGTGTCTCTACAGTGGTTGCAATGGCAGTTATATCCGCGACTGTGAGGGGATTGGGGGACCGCTCATATTCGCCGACGCAGCCCAGCCGGCCAGTTGCATCGATTGCGAGATATTAGGCTGCTGGTGCCACGATAGTAGCGGTTCGGGTCCCGGGATAGCTTCAAATCTGGCCGGGCTTCAGCACCACAACTGTCGCGTATTTGACAATATTGTTGCCAACAATCAGGGCGGCGGCATTCTTATCAGTGCTGCCGATGGTGTCGACGTCTACAATAATTACATCCACGACAACGGGCCTCGTTTCGACGTGTCTGGCTATTCCAGCCAATTACAGATCGGTGGCACAGTTACCCGCGCAGACATCCGGGGCAATACCATTCGAAATCCAGGGCAGGGGATAGTTGCGTCGTTTGTCACATCCACGGTTGGCGGCACGTACAGCAACACCTCGGGCGCTGTTTCACTTATCACGGCTGCCACACACAATATCCCTGTCGGCGGCACGTTCACCACTGCCAACATGTTTGGCACCGGGGGTGGAAATTTTCTCGGACTGAACGGGACACAAATCGCGACCGCAGGCACCACAGGCACAACGCTAAATTACACAGCCGCGCCCGGATTAGGCACGATCAATATAGGAACCAGCCACGCCAGCGCAGGCAGAATATCGACCGTGACGTATGCCGTTGCGTCGCATATCGTTGCCGGCACCTATACGAGCGACAGCAGCGGCAATATCAGCCTGACCACCGATGTTCCGCACGGGTTCGTCTCTGGGAATAGGTTTGTGCTGGGCAGCGTACTTGGCCCAACAGTCCCCCTCGGGGGAGAATTTACAGCGACCACGGGGACGGCGGGGACAACGCTGAACTTCGTTACCGCGCCTAGTACTTCATTCGTCGTCACCAGCGGCAGGGTGATGCCTGCAAATTACGGTATCACGGTCGAGGGTTCAGATTTTTGCCGGGTAACGGGCAACCGCGTGGGCGACTATCAGAAACCCACATTGCTGACCGCCGCTATCGGCGGAGCCTGGGGTGATAGCGGTATAAGCGAGGGAAATTATTTTGGCCCGCGTAGCGCCGTTGACCCTGACGTTTCATTCTATGGCAGCGGCAGTCAGGGCAGCAGCTATGATGCGATGTTCGGGTTTGCCGTTGCCAATTCAAGTATCGCGGGACTTGTAACATTTGAGGGCGCGACGCAACAGTCGGGTGGCATGCCCGCTTACTTGCCCCCGCAAGGGCTGACACCAGGCTGGAACCGCAGCCGCGGACAAGGGGAAGTAAACTTCTACCTTGGGCGCGGGGCCGGCGCTCCTGGAGGCTTCAACTTCCTGCAGGTTGCGGTCATTCACATCACCTCTGGCTCTTACACCGCAGCAACCGGCATCGTCAGCGTTACAACGTCGCTTCCGCACGGCGTTATTCCGGGTGGGGCTTTCGTCATCAGGAGCGCAACCGGTACTGATAGTAATGACGGCGACGACATTGCGCACCTGAACGGCGGGCACATTGCCAACAGCGACACCACAGGCAGCACGCTCACCTTCACGATCAGGCTCAATCTGACAATCTCGTCGATCACGGGCGGCACCGTTGTGCCGTCAGGTGCTGGCGGTGGACTGATCGACATCACCGCAGGCAGCGGCGGCATGCTGTTCTCCGTCGACGGTCATGGCAACGCGACCATCCCCGGCACGCTTAGTGTAGGCGGCGCGGTGACTGGCGGCGGCGGCTCATACCTGCCGCTGAGTGGGGGCATCCACAGCATTGCTGAGAGTGGTGCTGTTGGCGACGGCACTACCGACGATCAGCCGGCAATTCAGGCGTGGCTGAATACGCTGACGGCGGGAGCCGAGGTGCTGCTGCAACCGGGAAAATGGTACTACATTCACGCGGCTACTCTCACCATTCCGCCGCATATCACCGTCCGTGGCGCCTACAGCAGTAAGGACAGCCAGATAGTCGCTGGTAGTGCTGCTTTTCTGGCGGCGGGCGGATTTTTCATCGATCCCGCGCTACCGGCCGGCATTATTATGGCGGGCCCATCCTCGCTGCGGCAGGTGAAGGTCTACCGCGCCGGCCTCGTGGGCGGTGTCAGCAACGCCCAGGCGACAACGGATTATGCGACGTGGGCGGCAGAGGGCGTTTACCAGCCGACCAATGGTGCGATGACGGGAGGCGCCACTGTCATTCCGTTGGCGAGCACGACGGGCATCACGGTGGGCATGCAGGTAACCGGGCTAGGCAATCTGGGCCCACTGCAGGGCGCGGCGTGGACGCCGTCCAAAGTTATCGCGATCAATCCTGGGGTGTCGGTGACGATCTCGGCGGGCGTGGCAAC